AGGGTGTAAGGCTATTTTTATAGACCCTATTACCAACCTCACTAATGGAGTGAATGCAGCAGATGCTAACACCAAGCTTCAAGAGATTGCCCAAGAGCTTTCAGCTATGGCTCTCGATCTCAACGTGGTTATCTTTATCTTTTGTCATCTTCGTAATCCGGATGCTGGTCCCCCACATGAACGAGGTGGTGAAGTTCTCAGTAGTCAGTTCGCTGGCTCTAGGGCTATGGCCCGCAGTTGTAACCTTATGTTGGGTATCGAAGGAAATCGAGACCCAAATCTCCCGCAGCATGAACGAAACATTCGACAGCTAGTTCTGTTGGAAGATAGGGAATTTGGAGAGAATGGCAGGTTCCATCTCTATTGGGATGCAGCAACAGGGTTGTTTAACGAAATGGGGGTTGTGTAATGGAAATCTTTAAAGCTTGGCCTAAGATTCCACGTGTAGAAAATAAGAAGGAATTCTACACAGAGAAGATTGATGGCACTAATGCATGTATCTTCATCTGTGATGCGACACAATTGGAAGAGGGTACGCCTCAACCAATTGAACGCCTCTACATGCACGATGATAAAGTGTATGGATTTTGGGCACAATCACGTAACAGATTGATTACTCCTGAAGATGACAACTTCGGGTTTGCTAAATGGGTTGAGAAGAATGTTGTTGATCTCATGGGCCTTGGTGAGGGCTACCACTATGGAGAATGGTGGGGGCAAGGGGTTGGTCGTACCTATGACATGAAAGAGAAGGTGTTCTCCTTGTTTAATACTAAGCGATGGGGGCCACACAATCCTAATACTCCGGCATGTTGCCGTGTAGTTCCCACAATTCATGCAGCTACAACTGAAGAAGCTAAGCAGAAGCTTATTGAAGGAGGTAGCTTAGCTGCTCCCGGATATATGAATGTTGAGGGTGTAGTTGTATATGAGTATAACACTGACAGCTATTGGAAGGCGATAATCAATAAATGAATATCAACATACGAAAAGGTCATCCTGATGCTGTCATTCCTACATATGGCACAGAAGGGGCAGCTTGCTTTGACATCACTGCTGTAGAAGGAGGGCTCCTAAACCCTACATTCATTGCAGCTACAGGCTTATATTTTGAAATCCCGAAGGAACACGTAATGCTTGTGTTCTCCCGTTCAGGGATGGGGTTTAAGGATGATGTACGTCTTTCTAATTGCGTTGGTGTAATTGATTCAGACTATCGAGGAGAGCTTAAAGTTAAACTTAAGGCTGATGGTGATCGTAAGCAATGCACTAAGGGGGATAGGATTGCACAAGGGATTGTTCTTCCTTATAAGCAGGTACAGTTTATCTTAGCAGATAAGCTGGATGATACACAACGAGGTGCTGGTGGTTATGGGAGTACAGGGAAATGAGTATTAAACCAAGTGATTTAGCTGCATTAGGTATTGGTTTTCTGACGGGTGATGCTGTAGCTGATGCTGTTAGTGAAGAAACTTCTATAGCAAGTGTTGCTACAGGGTTTGTAGCAGGTGGTATTGGAACTTCTGTCGCTAAGAGTATTATGCAAGAAACTGGTGTAGCCGATGTTCTGGATGATTTGTTTGATATCTTCTAATGCATTCAATCATTGAAAAGCATTATCGGCATAACTTCTCCTCCTTAGTTAAGCGTGTTCGCTATCGTACTAATGGTAATGACCACGATGCAGAAGATATTGTCCAAGAAGCTTATTGTCGAGCCTTGAAATATCAACATTCCTTTGAAATGGGGATGAACTTCGGGCATTGGCTCAGCCGTATCGTAGCTAATTCATTCAAGGATTGGAAACGTGAGCAATACAATGGCACCCTCACTGATGAATTTGATGAGGATGAAGTGGAACCCATTGAGGAGCGACACACTGAAAACAACCTTCTAGCTTGCATTCAAGAAGAAATAGCTGCTCTTCTCCCTGAACATCAGGAGATTGTGAGGCTTAACCTAGAGAGTGGGAGCACTCCTCGGGAGATTACACAAATCACTAATGTCAAATTAAACACAGTGAAACAAGTGCTTAGTCGCTTTAAGCAGAAGATTAGGGAGCAATATACTTAACAATGAGAGTTTGTATCGGAGATTTGGAGGCGAATGGTCTATTAGATTCTGCCACTAGGCTCTGGTGCGCAGTCTTTAAAGACATCAATACAGGGCAAGTATGGAAGTTCTGGCCTTGGGAGGGTGCTGATTATATCAAGCAGCTTCTTGAGTTTATGGACAGCATTGATGTCCTGATAATGCATAATGGAATTGGCTATGACTGGCCGTTGCTTGAGAAGCTCTACACCTATAAGTTTAAAGGACAAAAGGTAGATACCCTCACAATGTCTCGTCTGCTCAACCCTAAACGCCTTGTCCCCTTCAATTGCCCTAATAAGAAGGTTGGCCCTCATTCAGTAGAGGCGTGGGGTTATCGTGTTGGCAGAGGTAAGCCTAGCCATGATGACTGGTCACGCTATTCTGAAGATATGCTGCATCGCTGCACAGAAGATGTAGAGATACAGCATTTAATTTACCTTGCCTTAATGAAGGAGGCTGATGGAAAGAACTGGAAAAATGCTTTCAAGATGTCATTCAAGCTGTTTGAATGCTTGCAGAAGCAAGAACAGTATGGATGGTTGGTGGATCAGAAGCACATGCATTCCTGCATACACCAGCTTGACCATTGGATTAACCGGATTGACAGGGTATTAGACAAGCATCTACCTCAACTTATCGAGGTGGAAGAACTGAAGGAAGATGGTGAATATAAATACATTAAGAAACCATTCCTCAAATCTGGAGAATATTCTCAATCTGTGGTGCGCTGGATGGGGTGCCATAATATTGATGTGGCCTCTCGTATTGTTGCTGGCCCTTTCACTCGCATTAACCTGCGGAAAGTAGATTTAAATTCTAACCAAGAAACTAAAGATTTCCTTCTTAACTCAGGATGGGAACCCTTAGAATGGAATACCAATGACGACGGAGAAAAGACCAGTCCTAAGCTTAGTAAAGATGACCCGTTTGAAGGAATTACAGGGGGAATCGGACGCCTTGTTGCGAAGCGCGTACAATGTAGGCAACGCAAATCTATCATCGAGGGTTTATTTGGTATTATTCGTAAAGATGGTCGTATTAGTTCGATCATTAATAACCTTGCTACTACAGCGAGAGCAACACACAGAGGCATCGTAAACATCCCTAAAGCTTCTAGCTTCTATGGGAAACAAATGAGAAAGATATTCACAAGCAAAGAAGGTTATGTACTTGTGGGCACTGACTCAGATGCTTGTCAGCTTCGTATGCTTGCAGGAAGGATGGGAAGTCCTGCATACATTGAAGCTATGGTGAATGGAGACAAAAAGCTTGGCACAGATAATCACTCAATCACCGCTAGAATCGGAGAACTAGAATCTAGAGACATAGCCAAGAATGTGATGTATTGCTTATTGTTTGGTGGAGGTGACGTTAAACTGGCTAAGACGGCCAAGAAACCGCATAATTCTGGAGCTGAACTCCGTAGCAAGCTCTATCGTGGCTTAGATGGGCTTGGTGAGCTTGTAGAAAGACTCACTAAAGAATGGAGATCAACTGCCAAGAAACGGTTTAACGCTAAATGGAATAAGGTGGAGTACTTTGATGGATGCATCACTGGTCTTGATGGTAGGCCCATTTATGTTCCATTTGAACATCAGCTATTAGTGTATCTTCTGCAGAGTGATGAAGCTATTATGATGAGTGCTGCATACATCAAAATACATCAACTACTCGAACGTAAGGGATATATCTATGGTGTGGATTACGGTGTAGTTTGTTTTTATCACGATGAATTCAATATCGAATGCAAAGAAGAATTTGCTAAAGATATTGCTGCTCTTGCAGAATATGCCATTAAATGGGCTGGTGAGTTTTTTAACATACCATGTCCTCATAAAGGAGAAGCAAAGATTGGACAAAACTGGTGTAGTATTCATTAACTGGCATGGTTATGGTGTGTTTGCTAATGGTATCATCTGGAATAAAAACGGTACTATTAAAAAGGCTAAACGCAGCAAGAAAGGATACTTGTTCTCTAATTTCTACATAAATGGTAGATCAATCTGTAAGACATTTCATTCCGTTATAGCAGAAGCATTTCTTGGACTACGGCCTGAAGGATATGAAGTCGACCATATTGATAATGTGAGACACAATAACTGCCTCGATAATCTCAGATACCTTTCTAAATCTGAGAATAACCGTAAGAGTTATCAAGCAGGTAATCGGGATATCATCGGGGATAAGAACCCTAATTCACTTTATAGGAAGGGTTTAAGGGATGCAATCCACTAATCGCATCAAAGAACTAGAAACAACAATTCTTGATTTAGAGGCTCATAGCATGCGGCTTCGTAATCAAATCTGTCTTCTTGAAGAACAAGAAGCAAAGATTGCTGACCTCATTCGTGTTAAGCGTCAGCAAATTGATAGTATGAACTTTTTCACTATAAGGAACAACTGATATGGCATTAAATTCTAGCAAGATTAAAGGAAACAATCCTGACCGAGTTGAACAACCCGCAATTGATCCGGGTGTCTATCCAGCCCGTATTGTCCAGATTATTGACTTGGGCTTACAAACCCAACGGCCCTTCCAAGGCAAAGATAAGCCGCCAGCTAATGAGATTATGCTCACTTATGAGCTTGTCGATAGCTTTATGGTTGATAAAGAAGGTAAGGAGCTAGCAGACAAGCCCCGTTGGGTGAGTGAAACTCTGCCCTTGTATGACGTGTCTAAGGCTGATAAAGCTAAATGCACACAGCGTTACAAGGCTCTTGATCCTAACAATGCATTTGGTGGTGACTTCAGCCAAGTAGCAGACATCCCTGTGAATGTCTCTATTGTGCATAATCAAGTGCAAGAGAAGCTGTACATCAATGTGGCTGCTATTGCTTCTATGCGTCCTAAAGATGTAGAGAAGTGCCCCGCTCTGCAGAATCCTGTGCGTCTGTTTGACTTAGATGCTCCTGATCTGGAAACCTTTAATTCGTTCCCTGATTGGATTAAGGAGAAGATTCAGAAGAATCTGAATTACAATGGCAGCAAGCTGCAAGGTCTTCTAAATGGTGATGCTCCTAAGAATCAAGACCCTAAGCAGGTTAAAAAGGATGAAGCATTAGCTGCTCCTGTAGAAGCTCCTGCTGATGATTCTCAGCCTTGGGATTGAGATATGCAGCCCCTAATTGATGGTAAGGTCTGCACTGTATGTCTCACTTGGAAACCTTTATCTGAATACTCTCCTAATAAAGAGTGTAGCCAAGGGGTTGTGGGTACATGTAAACCTTGTGCAAATATCAGGGTCTCAAAGTGGTACAGTGATAATAGATCAAGGCGTCAGTTAGCAGCTAACGAGCGTAATCAAAAACGTAAAGCATTAGTTGTAGAATACTTTGGAAATGTATGTCATGATTGCAAGCAGCCCTACCCTCAGTGCGTATACCATTTCCATCATGTTAATCCAAAGGAGAAAGATGTTAATCCAAGTGTTGCACTTGCTATGAGCGAAGACAAGATGTGGAGAGAACTTCGTAAATGTGTTATGCTGTGTGCTAACTGCCATATGATCCGTCATCATGGTTCTGAAGGAAAGGAGGCCGTCAATGCAACCACTCATTGACGGGGATTCACGTCCTCATCTACGAGATAGGCTTTGCCTCTGAGACAGGATGGGCTGCTACAATACAATGGAATGGGGAGGGCAAGTGTCCCCCTCCTCCTTTCAATTATGTAGCAGAGCTTCTTGACAATCGCATTGCTGAAATCTGTGGCAAGGTGATGGCAACTAAGCCTCCTATTCTCTATCTCACTGGTGAAGGTAATTTTCGAGAGAAGATTGCTAAGAAGAAAGTGTATAAGGGAAATAGGGATCAGTCAGGCAAGCCTTGGCATTACAAGAACCTCCTCTCCTACATGAAGGTAGCTTACACCACTATAGTTGTTGAGGGGATGGAGGCTGATGATGCTTTGTGCACAGAGCAAGTAATCAATCAACAACTCATAAGTAATCTTTTTTACTCTGGCCCTAGGGTGGAAACAATCATTTGCACAAGGGATAAAGACCTTAGGCAGTGTCCGGGCTGGCATTTTGGATGGGAACTAGGGAATCAACCTCAATTTGGCCCTGAGTTTGTAGAGGGATTTGGGTATATCTCGTTGTCTGATGACAACAAGAAGTTGAGAGGAGTGGGGGATAAATTCTTCTACGCTCAACTCATCATGGGAGACCCTGTAGATAACATCCCCGGAGTGCCTAAGCTTGGCCCCAAGGCAGCCTTTGAC